CCCCCGCCCGAGTCCCACTCTACGTCCCATGTCCCCACCTGATTCGGGATTCTGATAATGCTGGACGGGTCCCTCAGGTTTCCGGCGGCATCGGCATATTCCCAGTGCGTGTGTATTCCTAGTGCGTTGCCGGTCTCGCCCTGTGTGCCGATAAACTGCCCCTTGGAAATGGTGTCACCCACGTTCCAAATCTGCGAGGCAAAGTGAGCGGCTCGCCATGTCGTGCCGTCGGCCATCCGTACTTTAATCATATTGCCCCATGACTGATCGCCCGAGGTGCTGCCATTCCAGTGCTGAGCCACGACCACAACGCCAGACTCGGGCGCGTAGGCTTTATGATCTCCGTGTACCGTGTCAATACCCCGGTGGGGGCTTCCGTCAGGGTACGCCGGATAACCGGCGGTGACTCTGATCGGCGACACGTCAGTAATACACTGTTTGTATACTGCCATTGTTTACGCCTCCTACTCTAAAAAGAATCCATTTTTCATATAGCTTTTAACGCTGTCAATCTCGGCGGCTGTTGCGGTTAATGCAATGTCGGGGTCATCTACCATAATGAACCCCGGGATACTGAACAGCTGGACGCGCTGGCAAAGGGGCCTGCCGTGGTCCTCGTTGTTGTCGTCCGCAATAATTTTAAATCTGGCAACCATATAGGGCACCATATCGAAGGCGATTGTAGACCCTGTAGCACCTTTACTTGCAACATCTGCATTGGTTGCTTGCGCTGCATTTAAAATACCGTTTCCGACGTCCGATAAAGTTCCGCCAGATAATGCCGCTTGTAGACCTCCAAACGCTGCAGCAATGCCAGTTTGCAAAAGACCCCCACTGCCGGAGGGGATACCAAAGTTAATATTAGACAGCGGCACCGATACACCTAGTTTCGCGGTTGTCTCGTATACCAGCTGTGTACCATTGGTAAATATGCGCAGTACGCTGTCGCCGGTGAAAAGGTCCGCCACATATTGTATAGATAATGTGGCAGCCCCCCACATTTTAGAGGCATCAAGGGGTATCACTCCAAAGGGCTGTAAATAAATAGTGTAATCCGTGTAAGGGGCAACATTGCAATACTCGCCACGATTTGCCGCCTGGGGGTGCTTCGGTACAGTCACACTTACCGATTTTTTAAAGTTATTGTTATCTTCGCCCAAAATCCATCCAGGTACATCCACAGACCACCACCCCACGTCGATCTTAGCCACAAGCGGCAAATGCGCGGTGAGTTCAGCGATGTCAAATGGAAAATAGTTGCAACTTACGATATACTGATACGGATTGAAAAGGACCTTTGTCAAATTGTCGCTGATTTCGGAGCTATCAATACTAAGGTATGACACATCAGTCAGCAATTTTGCAGATAGCTTTTTAGCGTTTCCGGGGGTCATAACTACATAGGTTATAGCCCCGATGGAGTTGGCCGCTTTGGCGATAAAGCCAATAATAAAAAAGCCTCCGCTGATTGTTTCCGCAAAACCGCCTTGAAAAGAGGTTGTTACGCTCTGCACTTTAGCGGTTGCCGGGTAAAGGCCATCTGAAATTGTGCCATCATACTTAACGGACGATCTCACAACGTACTCTGTAGCGCTGCCGATCTGGTCACGATAGCTTGCGAGGGTGTCAACGGTCAGCGAGGCATTCCAGAGCCCGTCCGAATATGTCCAGTTCTTCACCCAGTAATACCGGCTGAACGTGGGAAGGTAACAATAATTGTACCCGGTGGGGTCACTCTGTGTCGCAATCTTGATCTCGGGGTCAATGATATTACAGGGGGCTTTAAGGTCAATTCCGAACCCCTGCCCACCGCTGGGCCGCTTTGTGCTGTTGCTGCGCTTTGCGAATTGGTAAAATGTTGCTTGCATAACGCCTCCTATAAAATAACCGGCGGGCAATGCGCGCCGGTCAGGACTTTGAGGGGTCCTCGTCCTTGTGCGTGGTGGTTTTCAGGGTGGACGCTCTTGCCGCCTTGGCAGCGCTCGGGACGGTGACGTCGCCTTTAGTCATCAGGAACAGAACGGCGTTCTCGGTGAAGTCGTCGTACCACGACCACCCGTAGTGATACCAGAAATTCGTATACAGGCCGCGGGCGTTCATGGGGGTCGGGACCACACGAGACAGCTTCGGAGTGTAGCCGATTGCATCCCAGTCCAGCAGACACCCAAAGACGTTAGAGAGCTGCACCGCTGCATTCTCGGACGCCGCACCGGCGACAGTGGTCACAACAGGCGTTGCAGAAATGGTCTCGCGCTCGTTGATGTTCTGCCAGAACGTGACCTGTTCTGCGTCGCGGTATTTCAGCATATTATCATGGAAAACCTCGGGAATCACACGGGCGTCAATCTGGCTCTGCGTGCCACTGTACAGGTAAAGGTGCTGGCGGTCATACGGAGTGTGACGCATGATGTTGTACGTCGTGCTGCCGATCTTCCAATTCTGGTGCCAGTTGATGGACCGCTCTTTCATCAGGCGCGAAATATCGTTGATACGGCCATAGGCGTATTTTGCGAAACCCGGGAAGTTCGCTTCTTTGTAGACGTCCTGCACCGTCAGCTCGGTGCCCTGTTGTTTGTTGTACTCATCGAGCAGATAAACAACGCTGTTCGGACTGGTCACAGTCATGCCGGTCAGATGGTTGGCCATCAGGTTGTTGGCGAGGTTGCGCCGGTCTGCCTCGATCTGGTTCGACAGGTGCAGCACGAAGGACGACCAGAACTGCGCCAGTTCCTCGGGGCCCTTGAAGGCCGCTTCCATCTGGGTGTCTGCCTGGGTGTACACGCGGCTGTAATTGGTCTGACCATAGTAGTTTGTCTGAAGGACTTTAGGCTTGTGGACTTCGTACATATCCAAGCTCTGGCCGTCCTCCAGCGCCCACGCCTTGTCGGTGACGGGGTCGGAATCGCAGAAATTGATCTTCCGCACATGATTAGACCAGTCATCGCCCGTCACCTGCAAGCGCTTCAGCGGGGCATCGTAGGGGCGAACGGCAAAAATGGTACGGCCTAGCACCTGACTGATCGCTTTTGTGTAATTGTCGGGCCCGGTCAGCAACACGGCCTGTGCAACAGACACGAAGCTCGACGTATTCACGATGGGCGACGTCGGCTTCTGGCCCGTGGCCATTTTGTTGATTTCGGTCAAAATTGCGGCAATATCCGCAAAATCCATCCCAAGGGGCATTTTACTTTACCTCCGTTCCATAAGTCGGGTCGATAATCCGGGCCGTCACAGTGGCGGCATCTGCCGTCGGCTGCTGCTGGATGCCAAGGCCCAGCGCGTTCGCCTGCAACGTCTGGGTCATAGTCTGCATTGCCTGGGCGGTGGTCTGCTGACCCTGCAAAAGCTGCTGCAAAAGGGTTTCAAGGCCATCATACTGCGGCGCGGGCTGCGGCGCGGGCTGCGGCACGGGCTGCGGCACGGGCTGCGGCACGGGCTGCGGCACGGGCTGCGGCTTCTCCATAGCTTCAATTTCTGCTTTGGTGTAACCGGCCATAGCAAGGGCCGCTTTTTCACTGATTTTCAACTCTAGTCGCCTCCATCACAACGTATGTGTCATGTGCCAAGCACTTAATGACTTGGTCTTTATCTCCTTTGGTTACGGGGCCCACCGCGCAACACTGCCGCGTGTGGGAATTGTTGGCCCAGTCACTATAATAGCCGATACCCAAACGCGCGCACAAATCAGCCAGCAGGAACGCGCGTTCGTTTGTGATCGACTGGGCAAAAATGATATAGCACCCCATAAGTTAGATCTCCTTCTTCATATCGTCCAGAGCGAGCCGCATTTCGGTAATAGCCGCGGTATTCTCCTTGACCACGGTATTGCACTGATACCACATCAGCAAAAAGGCAGCGATAGGAAACCCCACGTTAGAAATAGCCTGAATCACAGTACTAGCATCCATTTTGTGCACCTCCTTACAAATAAATCCTCGGTTCTTGCGCTGGCTGACGCTTGCCCGCCCCTTCTGGGGGCTGCCTGTGGGCACCGAGGATTATCTTTAGTATATACTAGCTGTGTAAAAAAGTCAAGTACCGCAATACTCACGGAAGAAAATTTCATCCGAGTACCGCTCAAATTCAAGTTGCCGCTGCAAGTATGCGGGCCAGATGTACCCATACGCGGCCCTAAACCGTTTCCGTTCATAGTCACCGGTGCCGTAAGTGGGCATTTCGCCCGATCTGTGACGACAAACATAGTATAGCGGCTTGCTCTTGTGCTCGTAGATGCAGCATCGCCCGATTTGTACAAGTGGATAATATTCCCGGAGCGGGCGGGATACAACCAGACTCTTTTCTTCCGCGCTATACTGGTTTTCAATAGCTGATCTATAAAAGTCGGTGCCGCTCATGGACCTATAGAGGGCCGTATTTGCTTTTTCCTTTGCAATAGGACTGTCCACAAGATCAATCAACAGAATGCCCTTATCGGCCAACAGCTTGACGCGCTCCTTCTTGCCGATCATCTTCTCGACGGTATCTGTGATTTCCCACTGCATATAATAGGGGTTTGCCATGCCAACAGCGTTCGACATACATAACAGCGTCAGGGGCTCTTGCCCCTTTAATTCGCGGTTGCGGTTTACCGTTTCATATATGTTAGCAAGGCCCACGCCCTCGCCTCGCCTATAGTAGTCGGACTCTTCTTTCTGGTATTCATCCAAAATAATCATATTGGTATGGGGGCTTGAAAAACCGCGGGTCCTGGCCAATGTGACGACACTTCCCACAACTCCGGCCATTTGGGCCGGTTTTATGGGAGACCCTCTATCAGTGTAGGCCCCGGCGTTGCCTACTTCATACAGTCCCGCTATTTTAGGTATTTTAAACGGGGCGTAATGTGTTTGTAGATCATCATTCAACGGAGACCATGGCCACATACTGGGCGACGCGCATATAAGTTCCGCCTGCTGCGGCGTACGGCGCAAATACAGAAATTCCTTCCCGGTCTGGTGGACGTGCTTTAGCGCTCCATAGGTCTTGCCGGTACCACGTCCGCCCCATATAAAAATAATAGACGCCCCTGTTGACAAAATGCCGTCCTTCTCGGAAAAGTTCGGCCAACCTTCATCGGTGTACAGTTTAATCATCAGATAACCTCCATAATCTTGTATCCAAGTATTTTTGCGTATTCGTCGGTTATTCCCAAAGTGTATGTATTATCACAAATACACAGGTTTCTTGTTATGTGGACCGTGTGCCCATTAACCACAAAATCGGGCACAGTGGGGCGATCATTATAAACAACCTGATTTCCTGCCGCCAGACAAAAAGTAAACCCGGGCTTGAATACCTCAAAACCACCCCACAGGGCCAGCTCTAAACCGCCTTTCCGCTTGCTGACTCCTGCTATGGTAGTAGTGATGGGCCCGCCTTTTTTATAAGTAGTCGCGTATTTTTTAGCGCCCCACGTCATAAACTCCGCATAGCTGCGCTCCTGCTCATACACGCCCATATAATGAGTGTTGCCTTTGGGGTCAGCGGCACAAGCGCCATTGTCTTTTGCGAGCAGCTTTACGGCTTTGTTAAAGTCCGACAAATCAATATGGCCCATGTATTTAACACTATCCGTATCGCAGTACACGCCATTCTTGCCCGCGGCCCATTGCGCTATTTTTAGGCGCTTGCGAGTGTGGGCCGTGGTCCATACGCCCCATTGGTACGGCAAAAACAGATGGGGGCGGTGATCATTATAACTGCCCTCCGGGTCGTCGGTGCATTCGCTCCATAGATTGTCGGGGTCGTCCTCGTCAAAAAGTGTATCCAGCTGCAAGGGGTCTTGTGCGGTCATACCGTAATAGCTGTTAAGGTCACCTTTGGCTTTGACATAATACAAATCTTGACCGGCTACACCTTTAAGGGATGTCTTGCCGGTGTAGCTTTCTTTTACGCAATCGGTCAAGGGCTTGGGCAGTTTACCATAATCAGACGTATACAAGTCAAGAACGTTAAGCGCATCCCAGTCATATTCCTTGGCAATGATTCTAAAATCTATATCTGTTATCGTGATCTCAAAATGATCAGCAGACAGCAAACGGCCATTGTCGTTAATGTATCCTTCACAGTGCCGTACTTTTGCGAGTGCAATATAAGGAAAACCCCACCACTTGAAACGTTGGCGCAAACCTTTTACTTGCAAGCGCATCAAACACGCCTTGCCGTGCCGCATACATTGCATTAACCGTTCTACAGTCGCCGGTTCCTGGCGGAATGGAGTCATTGGAAAATAACATTCACATTGAACGGCTGGATACGCGCTTGACATATCCATGGACCCAACGTTTTCTAGGTGTAACCCCACATAATAGCGGTTAGCGTGCGTGTCACCGCCTCGGAATGCTTCCCGCAGCATTTGGTATAATTCCCACGACGGCAAGAGGCGCCTGACCTTTTTAATGCCCCATTTGTACATAGCTTCGCGGGCCATTCGTCTGACGTACCCTGTACGAGTCAACGGCAGCGTATAGAGGTCGTCGCCGTCTCGCTTCATCTCAATTAACAAACACTCTACAATACACCGAACATCATTGATACAATACGCTAATTCTGTAGATGTCAGCGGAGTCCAAGGATACCTAACTTTTGAATAATCGAGAGCGCCCGTTAATTTAGCATGTGGGGCGCCCAGCTGCTTGCCCCAAGCATCAAGAGACAAATTGCTGTGGCGCATACTGCATCGGTACTCGATAGCTCGGTTGTCGCATTTTAAAACCCTGCGGGGCTTGCTGGCGAACACATCGCCCGGGCCGAAATCCAGAACACCCGACAAATATTGGAATTCATGGGCAAGATTATGGACGTACATGCACAGATACCAGTCACCTTGAGGGCCGCTGTTGGCTTGCAAGTAATCGCTGATTGCCCCCGTAAAGTTCAACCATTCGTCCCACGTCCTGCCGATAATGGTCATATCCAAACCTAGCTGACATTGCCAGATATACATAATGGTATGGGGGTTGTCGTCGGCGTCAACACACACGCGGCTTGTCTCAATATCAAACGCGCAAGGCGTATCCACATATAAACGCTTCTTGTTCGTTTTGCGCTTCTTGCCTCTTGTGTGCTTCCTGTCAAGATGCTCCATGAGCCATGGGACGGGGTTATAATTACAAGCCTCCTCCAAAACCTCCGCGCAGGTCGGCAGAGCTGCTCCCCTCGCTATAGTCCCATTCTGTGCCATAGTTAACCTCACCTTGCTGCCACTTTACAAAATCGTCAATACTGACGTTGTAACCGCCCTTCTCGCGCCAGTACATGACCGGCTGATCTGACGGATAATAATACACGCCCGACGCCTTAACGGTCTCCCACCATTCAGAAAGGGCCGTATATTGATCTTCGGGCACGTCGGCAATGTCAATGCCGCCAACCTTCATTTTTTGTTCGAATTCGGCACGCGCACCCCCAACGGTGGAGCCTTTAGAACGCACTAAACGCGCAACATCCGCAAGGGCCTGCTCCAATGCTTTACGGTCTCCACGCATAGATTTTAGTGTCGGGAAACCTCCGGCAAATTCTTTATAAACGTCGCTTGTGCCGCTTATGGGGTCTTGTGATAGGCGCTTAATACGTTTCTGGGCAATGTCACGCAATCGGGAATACTCTTTACGCATCTGATTATCAGGCCAAGACTCCAAGGCATAGGGGGTGTACAGCTCAGAGCTGTATTTAAGGGTTGCACGTGCTTTAGCTGCGCCTACTGCCATGCTTCTTACGCTCCTTTCTATTCATGATCTTATAATACCAGTCGAGGGGTTCTGCTTCAATGCCAAGGCCGCTAAAAATGATTTTAGCCCATTCGGAACGGAAGAATTCGACATCTTTATTTGTGACTCCGCTGTATACAATGGCAATGGCATAGCACAGCATGGGGTCATCACAATGCAGCAAGGATGCTCTATTAGTATCTCTACTTTTCATGGGGCCTCCTATAACAAATATGGCCGCCGCATGTGCGGCGGCCATTGGTTAGATTAAACCAGATTCAAAGACAAAACCTGACCTTTCTTGGTGCTGATAAGTACAGGTTTAATCTTCACCGGCTCCGTCCACGTGTCAGGGGTACCTAGCAGCGTAAACATACGCTTTAAAGACTGATACACACCGACGGACACGCAGGCGTAGGACTGCCCGTCCTCGGTAATGAGGACGACACGCGGGGCAATCGTCTTGCCCTCCGGGACGTCGTCCTTGCTGACCTCGACGCACTCCACAGATACATGTACCAGCGACAGAACCTCATTGACATGCTCCTTCAGCTTGTGGACGGGGTTGCTGGTTGCATTGTAGAATGCAACCGCGGCAGAGCGGTCAGAAAGGTTCATATCGGTATACCCGACACCAGTGTTCATCACGTCGGACACCATCATAGCACCATTGCTTTCGGACTTCATCATTGCTTCAGACATAATACAAAACTCCTTTCAGTATGTGCCCTGTCCTTATCAATACCGGGCGGGCGGTCCCGGTAGACGGCCCGGAGGCCGTTTCGACTTACAATTTTTTACACCCGTTAGGATGATCTATATTACCACCGTCCATATCGCAACAGGGGCTGCCATAATCGCAACAGCACCCACAGTCGGGGCACTTGCGTCTGGGGTCTCCGGCGGCATCTTTGCAATACTTCTGATACATATCAGAAACCCTGTCACGTACATACGTGGCACCCTGATATATAAACCCGGCTGTAATATTAGAGCCTTTAATCCCTTTAAGAGCGTGTACCTGCTCATCGCAATGCGAAAGAGCCTGTTTATAACCGGCCAACCATGCACGACCATTAGCGGCTCTGGCCGCGTCCTTTGGGTCCTCGTACTCGCAGCACGTCAATGACCCGTCGGGGTGTATCTCGATGATAAATTTACGCATTGTCATTTGCGGAGTCTCCTTCCCAGATAATATTAATAGTCTTGGCAAGACTGACAAGTACCTTGATGCTGTCGATAATATCATTCTCGGTCAGGTCTGATAAATTCTCACCGTCCAGAGTAATGTTATCATCGGTTAAAGTTATTTTAATGGTGACTTCTTTTTTCATGTTATATAGTCTCCCTTCGTCTTAATGGATTATATATAGTATACCACATGTTATATTGGATATGTTGCTGCAAACATTGCAAAAATTGCTATACTCCCCTACCCTAAGGGGTGTGGGTACTATATTTTGTGTCTATTGACATTTTGCACAAACTTTGGGGTGCTGGGGAAGAAAATTTTGTGCAATCTGCTATTACG